AGTGGCCCGAGCCTGCATGGCACGCAGCGCCCAGCGGATCGCATCCTTGTTGCCGCTGGCGACGACCGCGTTGTACTCGTCGATCTCCTCCTTGGGCACGTTGTCCTTCACCCATGCCGAGAGCTGTTGGAACTGCTCATCACCGCCCACTAGCCCCTTGAGCTCGGCGGTGTCATCAGGGCTGAGCTCCGCCGAGTCGCTCTCGTAGCCGCCCTCGAGGTAGCGCTCAACGATCGAGCGGGGGATGCCCACTGACTCGAGCTTCTCCATGAAGGGCTCGACGTCCTGGCCGGCCTCATAGGCCTCGGCCATCTCGTAGGGGTTGAACTCGGCCTCCTCGAACTTGCCGGCCAAGAACTCGCCGTACTCCTTGACGCCCTCATCCCGGGTGTAAGCCTTGGGCCGTGAAGGCTCAGGGAGCTCGGGCTGGTCTTTGGGCTGGCCCAGCTTTTTCTCAAGCTCCTGGTAGGCCTTGGCCAGCTCCTCGGCGCTGTTGAACTTGCCCAGGATCTTCTCGGTCTCCTGAGCCTGTTGTTCGCCATCGCGCTCGGCCAGGAACTCGTTAAGGAGTTCTTCTTGTCCAGGAGCGACGGGTGATTCGTTGATGGCCTCGGCGTTGCTGAGGCTGTTGTCGACGGGGGTGGCGGTCATGCGGCTTGCGGTTCGGTGGTTGGGTCAGTGGCCATTTGCTGCTCGATCGCAGCGGCCTGGGCCTGCTTCTGTGGATCGGCCATCGGCGATGCCATGGCCTGCTGGGCGAGAGCAAGCTCTTGCGCCTGCTGCCGCTCAGCCGCCACTTCCTGATCGGTCTTGATCAGGCCGACCGTGTCGACGCCCATCGAGGCGGCGAGGCGGCGGATCAGCTCTGACGGGTTAACCCGCATCGTCACTTCCTGCTGGCCGATGGCATTGCCCAGCTCCGCGATGGTGCTCACAAAGCGCACCACCTTTTCCAGGTCGTTGCTGCGGCCCACCGCAGCCAGGCCCACAGAAACAACGGGCCGAATCAGATCCTTGGGCAGTGGCTCGAGCTTGCCCTGGCGGATCAGTAGATCCAGCTTGCGGCTGACGTAAGGGGTCTGAAACTCGGTGGTCAGGATTGAGTAGATGGAGCCCAGGCTGTTCTCGATCTGCAGCGCCTGAAGGCGGACCTCTTCAGCTGTCGTGCGCTCGGAGTCGCGGACGTCGGCGAGCATGAACGCTTGGCTGAGCCGTGCCTCCACCCGGGCCAGGCCAGCCATGGCCACCTGCATGTCCCCGCCCTTCTGTACCTGCAGGGCCTGGACGTCGTTGATGTCACCCACCACGAAGGCGCCATTGGCTGCCTCGGCCAGGCTCTTGGCCTTGGTGACGCCGTTGGGTCGCACAAGGAAGCGAATTGCAGCGCTGGCCAGGGAGCCCTCGGACACCGCCTGGCTCAGGGCCTCAGCTGTCTTGAGGTCGGCCAGGGCAGCGCTCTCGACATAGCCAACGCCGTACGGCTGCCCGTCCACGCGCGACATCCGAAGGGGCATCCAAGGGTTGGAGTCCATCGGGGCCTCGCCTTCACTGCCCGGGATCTCCTTGCCCTTCACCTCCTGGTGCCAAGCAACACGGGTCTTCTCCCAGCGGACGTGGGTGTAGATCTTGACCGTCTTGTCGTACTCGCCGATCTCGTCGTAGTCGTCGTTGGCGAGCTTGCCGACAACGTCGTCGTCGTCCTCGAGTAGCGCCTTCACCTCGGGCGGCAGCACGTTGACCGCCAGCTCCTCGCAGGTCACTACCTCCAAGGGGTTGCCCATGGGGTCACGGCAGCAGACGTAGCGGTTCAGGTGATGGACCCGCAGGCCCTCCTTGCCCACGTAGAGCAGGACATTGCCGCAGACAATCAGCCACAGAAGGGCTTCGTGAAAGGCGACCCGATCGTTGGTCGACTCGATCGAGCGGAGCACCTCCTGCTCCATCTTTGCCAGGGCGGAGTCGAACTCTGACTTCTGATCCAGGCTGATGTTCTGCCGGATCATCTCCATCTCATTGAGTGTGAACCGGAAGAAGCTCTGCGTTGGAGGGAGAAGAGCCAAAAGCATCCGGCTCGCCAAATTGAGCACGCCCCGGGCGCCGATGCCATTCCACGGGAGCGGGAACACCTCTTTGTTCCCCTTGGTCGGCTCGTTGCTAGAGGGAATCAGGTACGGCAGGGTCAGCCGTGCTGCCTCCCTCCCGCGCTCGAGGTAGTAGTTGCGGTCGGATTCAAGTGCGCGATAGCGCTGAGCAGCAGTGGCCATGATCAGACGGGGATATTGAGGCCGGTGCCGGCGGAAGCTGTCTCAATCGGCGCAATCGCCAGCGAAGTATTCAGGTTCTTCTTTCTGGGGTTGATGGCCTGGGTCATCTGTGCGCCCTGGACGGGTGCATTGGCCGATGTCGTGACGGCATAGGGAGTCGCAACCTGCTGCGGTTGCTGCTGCACTGCCGCCATCTGGCCCATCATGTCGCTCATCATTCCCATGTAGAGCTGCTGATTTGCCTGGTTGTCGAGGATCGTTTGATTGATCGCGTCGATCATGGCCTGGGTGCCATCGTCGACTGACTCGCCCCAGTTCTCGGTGGCGTTGGTGGCGGGCAGGGTTTCCTGGGCAGGAGCTGCTGGCGCAGCCGGCGCCTGCGTAACCTTCACCGTCGTTGACGGCATGTAGGTGTAAGTCGGCAGCGTCGTGGTGGTGCTATGGCCCTTGACATAGGGAGACGATGCCGTCTGCGCGCCTGTCACAGCAAACCCTGAGCCGGGCTTCGGGGGGCTGGCATAGGAGGGCGGCGTGTAGCTGATGACGCCCTTCTTGTTCTGGTCGATGTTGAAAGACTGCTGAGCGCCTTTGCCAATGGTGGCGTCGTTCTTGGCGGCCACCTTGATGATCTTGTCCAAGCCGATGCCGGCGTTGGTGAGATTTTTGATCTCGCTGTTGGTCAGTTTGTTGTTGCCCTTAAGGGCTTTCTGGATCTTTTTCTTCGCCTTGCTTGCCATGGTCGGTGCTCCTAAATGGTGAGAGTGCTGGATGGTGTGCGGTCAATCCGCAGCGCCTGCCGCGTGCGACCAGGGCGCTCGTACCCTTCGCGGTTACGGCCGATCACAGGCGCATCCGCGCTGTCCTCTGGTGGCGGCGCACCCCTGAGGAGGCTCTGCCGCATGGCGTCTTCCTGCAGCAGTTGCTGATTGTCGGCCGCCATCGTGGCCAGGTCGCTCAGTTGCGTGAGCGTGTCCTGCAGCCCCAGGTTCGACTGATTCAGTGAATCGAACGCTTTATTAAGAGGGTCCTTTTTCCGGAGCAAATCCTTGACCTTGTCCAGCATGAACAAGGTGTCGTTCTCGACGTTGTTGGCGCGTTTGTCCTTGTATTTGCTGCTGACGGACTTCTTGGACTGCCTGGCTTGCTTGAGCTTGGCCTTGTAGGTCGCAGCATCCATGCTGCCTTGCTTTGACCTGACCCTTTGGACGCGCTGCTTGGCCTTCTTGTACTGCTTGGTGGACTTCAGTGAATCCGTGATACGAGCCGCCGGAACACTGCCACCTCCCCCTGCTCCTCCAACGCACATCAGCCCACCTCCAGATCAATGCCCTTCTCGAATTGCTCCTGCATCACGGCGATCAAGTGGCGAACCACCGAGGCTTGGCCAGAGCGAAACCAAACCTCCTTCTCGGTCCACTGAAGATCCGGCGCACGATCCGGGAACTGCTGCGCCAAGGCGCTAACCAGGCGCTCAGAGATCGGGGGAAGCGCAACCACTACAGGACTGCAGATGAACTCAGGCTACCGGCGGGCTCCATAGCAGGGGAGTGCTGGTTGCAAGTCATACTCGCCAGGGCGAAGAATGCGAGCACACCTGGCCTGGGTGATCGCATAGTCCTCGCTGAGCGCCTTCTTAGCGTAGGCGGCGAGCACCGCCTCCCACATCTCCAGCTCTGTAGAGCAGCTGGCCAGGGCCCTCTCCGCTGTCACTGGGCCGTAGCCGGGGCAACCCGGGTAGTTATCAGTTGCATCGCCCGTCAGCACCTGGGCATAGAAAGTGCGATCAGCCTCGAGCTTGCTGGCGTGAATGATCTCGCCATTGCGCAGGTGCAGTCCAGGAATAGTGAGCAGATCCTTGTCGATGGAGGCGATCACGTCGCCGCCTTCGTAGAGCACCCCGAGCACGTCGTCGCCTTCGATGTCAGGGAGGCGCGCAACCAGCCAGCCGCGGGACTGCGCCGCCTTCTCGACCCACTCGATCAGTTGTTTGTAGCCGGCTGGCCTGCGGTACTTCTTGCGGTTGGCCTTGTACTGGGGCCACACGCCATAGCGAAAGGAAACGCGATCCCCGAAGACCAGCACGGGCTGGTGATCGGGGGCGCCTTCACGGATCTCGGCGATCAGCTCCTGGAAGTTGGCCTGGGCATCAGCGTGCCGGCACAGGTAGGTCCAGTCGCCGTCATCCCACTCGGCCTCCCATTCCGCCGCAGTGGCGGAGCGGAACAGGTAGACCTCGGCGTCGATTAGCAGCTTCATTCGCTGATCTCCCTGATGAGTCGATCGGCCACCTCGTTGATGGCCAGGAAGCAGATGCGGGCCTGGCCCGGGTCGGGCGCCCAGGTGCGGATTACGTCGGAGATTTCCCGGATCACCTCTTTCATGCGGCGCCGATCATCAATGCCGTATTCGCCCAAGGCTTCCTGAACCATTAAGCAGTTTTCGAGAAGGCTCATTTGATTAGCTCGGCGGTGCAGTTTGGCCAGCGGTTCTTGCAGTACAGCAAGGCCTTTGTTTTGGTTGGAGCCGGAATCGTGACTCGCATCACGGGCATGTTCGGCTGCTTCACCTTGAGGGTGAACAGTCGTGTCATCTCCTTGGGCCCTGGCCTGCTAATCCCGTCCCCAAGGTTTGGCTCGACCCATCCTGGCGGGATGTAGTTCGGATTCAGGCCCATTACTCGTCCTCCATTTCGATGATGTGCTCGAGGGCCCTGATGTATCCGTTCCAGTAGCCCTGAGTGAAGCTGCCCTGCACCGTCTCGTCGTAGTGCTGCAGCGCCATGGTTCTCAATCGAACAAGGGCGCGTCGGGAGACGTCGATGGGCTCTTCGCCTTTTCTTGTTGCCATGGCTGCACGTTGCGAGGGTCGTGGATGTTGACGTAGGCGTATTTACCGAGGAAGACCATCAGGCTCCTTGTCCGGCGGGAGACGACAGCGCCGCGGCGCCATGCCCCTTGGTGGTAGGCCTTGATCTCCTGGCCGATCTCGTACTCATTGGTCCAGTTCATCCGTGGTGCTTGCGGAAGGCATTCATGTCCCTGAAATCCATCTCCTGAAACTGCGGGTTTTCAGCCAGAAATCCCGGGCTGGGCAAGATCACATCCCTGCCTTTCTTGTTGAACTGCAGGGTGGACCACTTGCCCGTGAGGAGGCCGCGTTCAAGGATCTTTTGCAGCTCGTGACGATCGAAGAGTGGTTCCATCACTGCTCACGGCTCGCTTCCTCTTGCGCCCAGTCGAGGTAGTCCTTCCACCGCTCTGGCGTGAGCGGGCAGTCCTCCTGGACGGGCGGCAGCAGGGGCTGCTCCGTGGTGGCGAATGGCACGTAGGCCTCGCTGTTGTGCGGGTCTGGAACTGAAATCAGCGAGCGCCGCGCCGCCGGCAGCATTGCTTGCTGCGCTGCTGTTGGCGCACAGAACGATGGGAGTTCCTCGCGGAAGCCCCAGCTTCTGTTGGCCATGCCGTTTTCAGTTCGATAGAGCGGTGCCATCAATTCCTTCCAGGTCGGGTAGCGCTTGAACGTGTTGGGTTCGAGCCCCTGAATCCACTGCTCGGCGGCCCACATGAACTGCGGCTCGGTGATTTCAGGGAACTCGCTGGTGAAGCTGTGGAACTTGAGCCGGCAGATGTGCGGGCTCCAGCGATCGGCCTCTTTGATTCGCAGCTGGGCCGCGATCATTTCGGCTACGGCCAGGAATGTCTCTGGCGTCAGGCTGTTTGCTCTGGCCATTGCTCCAGGGCGGCGCGCATCGCCGGATCTTTGGGCATGGGACGGCCGGCTGCCGTGGGCTGGGCCAGCTCGTCTTTGATGTACTCAGGCTTGAGCGCCTGCCAGCCGTGCTCCACGCCAGCCCGGGCCAGCAATACCTGCTGCCAGGCCGGAAGTTTCGACACGCGGAAGACGCTTGACTGCCACGCGGTCTCGGTCCATGTGGCTTTTGATCCGTGCTTACTGCGGCGGCTTTCGTTCCACCACTGCACAACCAGGGGCTGCGCCTCGGAGCACACGTTGACAAGGCAGTCCTCATCAAGGCTTGCCGCGTAGCGCTTGCTCGCTGCCACCTTTGGCTCCTGCTGCTGCAGCTGAATCACGTTGGTGAGCTGTTCTGCCGGAGCCTCGGCGGGCGCGGCCACGTAATTCCGGATCACGTGATCCCACTCCTCGATGCGCTCGAGGGTGCGGAACTTGTGACGGCATCGCTTGTTATTGCAGATGCGGTGACGGCGCAGGCCTTGGGCCACGCGAATGGTTTCGATGATGCGAGAGCTGTCGTTCCCGCATTTGGGACAGTTCATGCGGATTGCTCCTTTGGCGCCCACTCGCCGCACCATTCGTTGGGTGAGACGCCGGGCCAGAGATTGATGGATGTGTGATCCCACGGACTGAGCGCGGGAGGGTTGCGTTGGCAGAACGCGTAGCCGCCTTCTTTCCCTCCGCGGGAATACAGGCAGTTGACGCACTTCTGCTCAGCGACTGGCGGGAAGAGGGTCATCCCAGACCACCTTGAGGTAAATGGATTGCTCGGCCTTTGGGGCCCGGGTGAATCGCAGGGCCATGGATGGCACCACGCCCACCCGGTCATCGGCCCACACCAGCCCGTTGCCGCTGTCGAGCACTGCGCCCGCCAGGTTGTCCAAGTCCCCTCGGGCAGGGCCGCGAAAGCTCAAGACCAGGACGTTGATCTGCTCAAGCGGTGGATCGGTCCACCACTCAGCCAGCAGCGCCCGCACCGTCGCCTTCCATTTCATGTAGGCCGGTGGCATGTAGGGCCGGCCGCCGCCCCTGGGGGAGCGGGGCCGCGCCTTCGACATGAGCGGGACGCGCAGCTCGAAGTCAGCGGTTTGCATCAGAACGGGATCTCGTCGCTGTCCCAGCTGGAGTCGGCCGCTACCGGCTGGGTCTGCTGCTCGACCACGGGGCTGCGCGTCTCGTTCCCGGTCAGCGCGTAGCCCTCTTCCGGTTCGCCAAAGGCTGCGCTCGTGTCTGGCGCGCTGTACTCCACCAAGTGCAGCACCCGCACCGCCTCAAGATTGAGGCTCAGGCCTTTGCCACCCTCCGGGTTAGTCCAAGTCCAGGTGCTGAAGGCCACCTTGCCAGTGCTGCCGTTGCCGATCAGCACGTCTTCAGGCCAGGGGGTGCCCTTGGCGTCTTGCACGGCCGGGGCCGACAGCTCGATGCCGCGCTTGGTGACCACGTTGCGCTTGAAAGCGAACTGCCACAACTGGGTTTCGTCGCCGTTCTGATCCAAATAGGTCTTGAACGGCAGCCCATTGGGGCCCGGCTTGGAGGCGCTGCCGTGGGCATCGATGAAGGCCTGCTTAAGGGTCTTCACGAAGGCCTGGGCCGCGGCGTCGGCCTTGCTGAGCAGCAGGTCGATCGACCACTGCTCCTTCTCGGATTCCTTTCCTTTGTTCACCACGCCAGGGCGGAGCACCTTGGCCCACATCAACTCCCCTTGCGGCGAAACCAGAAGCTCTTTCGGCATTTGCTCTACAGATCTGTAGTAGACGTGCGGAACGTAGTCGGCCGCCAGCAAATCGTCAACACCTAGGTGTCACCTAGGGCACTCTTAGGAGAACGCATACGGGTTGGTGCCCACTTGTCCGGGGCACAAGTCTCCAGTGATCGGGGCGGGACTCAACTTGCGAATCTTTGCATTGCAAGCGATCTCGTCGGCCATTGCTGAAAGCCAGTCCACCTTGAACATCTCGCGCAATTCGCTGTGCAGTTGGCGATGCAACCACTCGGCTCGTTCTGGGACTACTGAGAAGCAGTCGTGATTGGTCAGCATCTCAATCCGCTTTGCTTCACCCCCGCAGACAATCGAGTGACAGAAGGCCGCGTCGAATGAGTGGATGACATTGGCCGTGATTCCCCTGCTGGTTGCCCGCGCGCTGAGCTCCCCCTCCGGGCGCCCCTCCCTTCTCGAGCGCTGCCTGGGCCTGGCGGTCAGAGCAGTGCCACTGCTCACCGTGTCGCCGAGCTCGGCTGCCAGGCGCATGGGCCAGCCCATGGGCGAGGTCCACTGGATCGGCTGCTGCTTGCTCACCACCTTTTTGGACACATCGCGCAGCCACTCCTGCAGCACCAGGCATGGCGCAATCTCTGCCTTCAGGGCCTGGCGCATGACGCTTGCCATGTAGCGCACGGGCGCGAGCACATCTCCTTGCAGCCGCCATAAATCGGCCTGGCCTTTGCGCTCTTCGATGGCGGCGACTAGGCCATCCATTACCGACTGATGGCTGGCCCCGTAGATGCTCGTCATCACCGGCCCCTTGGCCAAGGAGCGGTCGATGCCGAAGTCCAGCCAGAACACGGCCTGCCGGGCAGCCACATCGCCGGCGGCCTCCACCTCCTGGCGCAGCAGCCAAATCACTCGCTCGGCCACGGCTTGATAGATGTCGCCGCGGGTGCTTCCGATCAAATTGGTGTGCCTGGCCAGCCGCTGATCACGCAGCAGGGCCGCGGCAATGCCCACCCCGGAGCAGGTCTGATCCAGGCGCACCGGGCAGCCGATCGGCACTGTCGGGTCATGCAGCCACTGGCGCACAGCCCGCGCCGCCTGCAGCAGTTGCCAGGGATCGTCAGCTCCGCGCCACAACTCAAGCCGGTCCAGCGGCTCCTCGGCGATGGCGGTCAGCAGGTCGAGGTTTTGCTTGCCCCAGTCGAGGCGCTCGTCCCACTTCGCTTTGCCCAGGCCGTAGTGCCCAGCCGCTGCCTTGAGCAGCCACTCAAAGCCTGTCTCTCCGCAGGCTTCTCCTTGCAAGGAGACCAGGGCTTTCTCGTGATCCGGCCCCTGGTGGGTGACGTACCTATTGGAGCTGTAGACGCGGCCGCGAAAGTCCAGGTCGTAGGCAAACCACACCGGCCGGCCATTGATGGCCTCCACTTGCCGCAGCGCCTCCTCGATTTTGAGCCGCGATGCCTTGTTGATGGTCTCGTCTTTCCAGGCCTCGGCTTTGCGTTTGTGCCACTCAGCCCAGTCCCGCTTGTCAGCCCATGGCTCGGGCTGTGGCGGCACCGCCAGTGGATCGCGTCGCACCGGAAACAGGTCTCGGATGTTGGCGTCCCACGCCTCGCGCTGCGCGGCCACCATCCATGGGTCGATCACTAGCTGCTGGCACTGAAGGGCATTGACCACCCGCAGCTGTGCGCCGATGTCGGCCTGCTCGAGGTAGCCCAGATCCAATGGCCGGCGGCTGGTTACCAGGGGCGAGCGGCTGTCCAGGTGCCCGCCGCCGTGCAGGCACGGCCATGGCCTGGGCTGCACCAGCATTGGCAGCCGGCGCACAGGCATTGGCCGCGGCGGGTTGGCCTTGATCACGGCCAGCACTTCCGGCGTGGGCTCAAGCGACGGACTGCGGCGCCCCTGCTGCAGCACCCGCACCAGCCCGGTGTTGGCAACCACCAGATCAAGCAGCAGGCCGCCGACATGAAAGCGGTCCTGATTGCTCCAGGCCTCTTGGCCCAGCCGCAGCTGATTAAGGGCCCACTCGCCAACGACGTCTTTGCGGCGGCCGGCGGAGCGCTTCTTCATCAGCCGCAGCAGATCGCGGTCCTTCGCTTCGATCTTCAGCGCTTTGGCCTCGTCCTCGATCTCGCGTCCGATGGCCAGGGCCACCTCTCTGTAAGAACGCCGCTGGCTGAGCCGGTCGAGCACCACGCCCAGGGCCAGGGCAGCAATGGGCCGCAGGCCTTTGCCCTTGAAGGTGAGCAGGGCTGGCACGGCGCAGTAGTGGGGGCCGGCGATCGCCTCGCCCCTGACCAGTCGGCCAAACAGGGCATCGAGGGCATCGCTCACCTGCTCGCCGCACTCCTTGAACAGGGCCCGGCCGTATTCAGTGGCAGATTCCCGGCCCGCATCCAAAAGGTTTCTGCGGATGCTCAGCGCACGCTCTTCAGAGGCCTTGCGCTGAGCTAATTCCCGGGCTTTTTCCTCTGCCAGAGGTGTGGTGGACGAAATGCGGGGTGCATCAGCCACCGTGAACACTGCGTTTTCCGCAATTTATCCACCACACCCCTGTAGAGCTGGGTTGTAACGGTGGAATCTCAGTCCTGGCGGATGTTCTGCGGGGGTGCAGAGGTCGAATTGGGATTTTAAGTCCGCTGCGTATGCCAATTCCGCCATGCTCCCGCGTTCCGCTGGAAGGGATCTCAGGGATTCGGTCGGGTGCGGCGGTTGCATTGTTAAGCATCCAACCGCACCCAATCCGCACCCTGAGCCGGTCCTGCGGATGCTGCCCACAGTAGGGGCTCAAGCCTTTTGGGTGTCCTGGTACAGATAGCGGCCGCCATTAGCCGGGTCTCTGGTGTAGGTGCAAAAGCTCAGCCCATCAGGCCCTCGGACTGGCACCTGAAGCAGCGGATAGTCACCGTGCTTCCATCTCAAGACCCTGCCGTCTGCCGGGCCGCCGATCAGCTCGATGAAGCGCTCGGAGCCGGTCATGACTCAAGCCTCGATCGCAGCCGTGCACGCCGTGAGGTGATGCGTCTGCAGGTGCATGTAGCGCTGGACGGCGGCGAGGGTCTTCCAGCCCCCGAAGGCTTGGATCTGCTGGAGGGGCACGCCGGCCTGGGCCATGCGAGTGGCGCCGGTGTGGCGTGTGCAGTGAATCGTGAGCTGCTTGTCGTCCTGAAGGCCGAGCTTCCCCTTCACTCGATCGAACAGATCACGAGCCCTCCAGTAGGGGTAGCCCCAGATCCGCTGCCGGGGCACGGCCGGCACATAGGGCTCAATGATGCTCCGGGCCTTGGGGCCCAGGGCGATGGTGCGGGGGCTGCCGTTTTTGGTCTTCCAGAACGTGATCAGCCCCCGCTCGAGGTCGACGTCCTCACCGCGCAGCCGCTCCACTTCAGACCAGCGCGCGCAGGTGAGGGTGAGAAACACCAGCATGTCGGCGAACTCGGGTTCACCCAGCTCCCGCAGGACGTGGCACATCGCCTCGAGCTCTCGCTTTGAAATCACCCGGTCCTTGGTGTTGTGGACCTTGAGCTGTTTGGGGATTGGCGGGATGTGCTCGATGTAGCCGTGCAGGGCCGCATCGTCGAGCATGGCCCGCAGGCAGCTCACTTTTTTGTTGACGGTGGTGGGCTGATTGCCGGTCTCGAGGAGGTATTGCCGCCAGCGCTCGATCTCAGGCGCGCCCAGGGAGCCCAGCTGAACAGAGGCACCGAAGAAGTCGATCGCGTGCTGGCTGTAGATCGACGCGGTGCGCTCCCAGGCCAGGCCTTTCCACCTGATGCGCATCGAGAGCTCTCGCGCCTCCTTGATGGTGATGCCGGGGCCGCTGCTGCGGTTACTGGCTGGCCGGGCTGCGACCTGCTCGAGGAGTTCTTTGTGCCTTTCGAGCGCCTCGGCCTTGGTCTTGGTCTTACGGGTGCGGCGGACGCCGTCGACAGTCACGTCGGCGATCCATCCGCCCGCGATCTTGCGGACTGCCATGAGTCGGTGGGTGGTGGTTGGTCACAGGGCCCGCAGCTGATTGATCAGGTGCTTGCCCTTGGTGCTGATGCGCACCAGCAGGCGACGGCCATCGGCGGGATCCTTGAAGGTCTCCACCAGGCCGAAGCCTGTGCGCCCGTCCTCGCGGAGTTCGGAGAGCGCTTGAACGTTGCGGGACACGGAGGCGTTGGTCGTTACCAGCCGCTCCTCGAGTTCCTTGTATTCGATCGGCCCGTGTTGGGCGATCTCGAGGAAAAACCGGATGCGATGCGCCGGCAGTTGAGCAGGGTCCAGAGTCTTAAAAACGTCAAGAGCCCGCGCCAGTTGATCCAGATCCAAGGGCCTGGGTCTCGTAGGTGACTCCTAGGACTCTCGCACAAGTGGAGAGAAACCGTGGCCCGGTCTGCGATCTGCTCCCCATAGGCCGCAAGGTGCTGCCACGTTTGGGTTTTGGGGATTTCCATCGATAGAAGTAAAACTAGCCGCACAGTCGATGGTCTCCAGGGCTGTGGATGGGTGCAAATGTACTATCCAAAAGCTCTAACGCTTCATCTGTCAGCTGAAGCCGATAGCCCCGGCGGTGCGGGTGGCTGCTAACTGTCACCAGGCCGATGCGGCTTTCGACCCAGCGCCCACCTTCCAGCCGCCCCCGCCCCCGCAGCAGGGACAGGGTGCGGCTGGCCTGGCCACTGCTTAGGCCCATGTGGGCCTGCAGCTCGGGCATGTTGTCGATCCCGGAGGCGATCCACATCAAGGCCTCAGCGGCCACCAGCGGGATTCCGGCATCGAAACGGGAGCGAACCGACGCCTTGCGCAGTCCGCCCAGTAGCCCGGCAACGGATTGGAGGGAGCTCATCGCTGGCTCCCCCTTGCTGCGGGCCTGGCCAACCCCTGGAGCACCCGGGCGCGATTGGCTGGGGTGTCAGCCAGCTTGTGGGCTACCAGGTGGTAGGTGATCAGCTGATTGATGCGGGCTTGTTCTTTCTGGCGTTGGCGCTGCTCTTCCTGCTTGCGACTGGGGTGTCGCGCGATCTGCCAGATCACGATCGCCGGAATCAGCACGTAGCCGACCAGGGGCAGCACGGCTAGGGAGAGCAGGGCGCCGGCGGGCGCCAGCACGATGGCCACGCCCACAGCCAGGCGCTTGAGGTTGCGCTTCATGCGGCAACCTCCTGCACTTGAGCGTTGCGCACCTTCACCAGCGCGCCATTGGCGACCCGGAGGGCGTCTTGGGTGACGGTCCAGCTGTCGTCACCGGGTGGCAGGGCCTGGACCTGGACCTCGAGGAGCTCGTGCAATAGGTGGGCCCTGGGGCGCAGCAGCGCCTCGAGCAGCCGGGCCTCCTTGCGAGTGATCGTCAGATGTAGGGGCATGGGTTTAGCGGCGCTGTGCTGCGGGGGTGTGGTGATCTTCGTGGTTGTATCGCTTTTCATCCCTTGAACTCCTCGAGGGCACGCTCGAGCAGGTAGGCGGAGAAGTTGGACATGCTCCGTCCTTGCTCAGTGGCGTGGCTTTCGATGCGCTCAAAGGTCGACCAGGGGACGGTGATGGTCATGCGCTGCGGCTTCTTCTGTTGGCCGCGGCGAAATGAGTTGGTCATGGTGTTGTGGTGGTGGTTGGTCGCTGGTTGAACCCAGCAGGGAAGGGGCGAACCCCCTCCGGGCTGAGATCAGCAGCCGGCGCGGCGGCAGATGGCCGCGGCCGATTCCGCTGGGGCGTCGAACGCCATGCACGCCTGGAACAGCTCGCCGTGACTGGTGTCCTCGTGCTCGTTGAGCTCGTAGAAGCTGTCACCCACCCGCACGTAGAACGTGGCGATGGTTCCGGTGATGCGCTCGGACATGCGGAAGCTGGCGTAGCCCACTCCGCGGATCCAGCGCTCAGGCGGCAGGCAGTTCAGCGCCTCCTCGTAGCGCTCCTGGCTGATCCGGTGAGGCCCGGTGCAATAGCGCTGGCGGTCGCTCTCGATTTGCAGGTCGAGGGCTTCGATGGTGGGCAAGGCGTAAGCCTGCTGGCTCACCTGCCCCTGGGCCTGCAGCTCCTCGAGGGTCTCCCCTCCCCAGATGCTGCGCCCGTCACGGTTCAGAAAGGTGTAGATCCGGCCGGTGGTGGGATCCCATACGGCGGGCGTGCTGTTGGTGAATTGGGTCATTGGTCAGTGGTGGTGGTTGGTCGGTGAGCGCCAGGGCCAGCCCCAGCGCCAGTGATGCCAGCGCCGGCTTTAGTAGCCGAGCCAGGTCAGCGCCTGGCCCGCGTGGCAGCGGTGCAATACGGGCAGGTCTTGATTCACCTGCTCCACCAGCTGCAGCCGGTACTCCTCCAGATCAGCCCCGTGTGCCCTGAACAGGGCCTCCAGGTCGATTGGGGCCAGGCGGCAGTTGTCGTCAGCTGCCCAGATCACTGAGCGCTCGTAGGTGTCGTCCGCGTAGGACTCCAGCCAGTCGTAGCGGTCCCACCCGATCAGGTCGGGCGGAACGACGCAGCACACGGCAGGCGCGGTGGCGTTGGTCATTTGCTTGGGTGCGGTGGTTGGTCAGACCGCCGCAGTGCTCTGCAGCCCCGCAGCGATCTGCACTCATCCTGGCCGTTGCTCTCCAGGGGCGGAGCAGGCGCGGGTGGCGTACCTGCCTATCTGTAACAATTCTTCACAGGGCCATGGGTATCAGGCCCCGGCCCTGGCAGGTGCCACCCCGCTGCAGCCCTGGCGGAGAGCCCACCCAGGCCCCCAGCGGATGTGCAATCCGCATCGGCGCCAGCCACCGCAGGCGATCACGCCGACCGGATGCGGGCCAGCCAGCACCACGCCCACCAGGGGCAGCCCGGGCCAGCACCAGCGCCGCCGGCCTGGGCTGCCCAGCAGGGAAAAGAGCAGGGGGTACAGGGGGGGAAGCTGCGACCGCGTACGTAGAGCACCCCGCCACATCACGCGACCCCAAAACCGGCCCCCAGACGGGGCAGGAACGCCCCCGTTTTGTCCCGGGGCTGTAGGTGGGTCCAGGTCGGGTGAGATGCCCCTTCTTGCCCCGTCCTGCGAACTATCCGGTCATTCCGGATTGCTGAGTGTGCCCCATCCCCGGGAGCGTCCCCGTTGTGGGAGCGAAGCAGGGATCTGCTGCTGCTTGTCAGAGAGGGGACCGTACGGGGGATGGGGCTGTTGGGGTTACTTGCCTTTCTTTCCGCCGCCGCCTTTGCAGCCTTTGCCGCGAGGTTTGTTGAGCATGGTTTCGACCTACCCGGAAGATATCCAGATGGAAACCCAAAAATCGCTAGTGGGTGACTTTGGTCTGCGGGGGTGGAGTCATAATTGACTTAGATTCGTCCCTGCGAGATCCCTTCCAGCCACAGGGTCGTGTCCTGAGGCTGGGATTACGGGATCACGCCAGTGTTATGCCCACTGACTGCATGAACCTTACCGACTTCGATCAAGAGGACTTCGTCATGGTCCACCGTCAGGGCCAGGAGGCCCTTCTGTCGCTGCTGGAGGAAAGGAAGCTCCTGCCCCGTGACTTGGCCGTTGTCTGGGGGCTACTGCCTCACCTGAACTGGCGCAGTGGTCGAGTCAAGGTCACAGCAACGTTTCTGGCCAAGCGGCTGGGGATGCGTCTGCCGGACGTGACCAACTCGCTCAAGCGGTTGCGAGAGAACCTGGTGATCAGCAAGGTCTATGACGAGCTCAGTGGGGAGAGCCACTTCCTGTTCAACCCCTGGTACGTCTCGGCAGGCAGCTCAAAACGCCGCGGCCATGCGCAGCAGCAGTTCAAAGAATCGCTGGAGTGAGCTGTTGATGACCGATAGCCTGAGTTGTACTTGCTCTACACCCGTGTACCTATCGAATACGGACCGGGAGCGCCTTGGTCTTTTTGGCTTTGGGTCCGATGTCCCGGATGAAGTGGTTGCCGACGCTGAAGCAGCTCTTGCAGCGCGTTGTGGAGGTGCTTGTCCTGCCCCAGCGCCGAAGGCCGCGAAGCGCGCGCGCAATAAGAAAGGCGAGTTTGAAGGCGATAACCCGGCAACGCCTGAGGTGAACGAGGCCTATGTGGCTGGCTAAGGTTGTGTTGCCCACCCAGGTGGTGCTGGGAGGCTCACCGGTGCCGTTGTTTGGGGGCTCCCTCTGTCACGGTGGCGGTGGTTGGTCGGAGACCCCTTCTGCCTTTCCGGCGGGAGGGGTCTCCTCATGAGCTGGACGCCAATTCCACCGGAGCTAGGCATTGGACGGTTCCCATATTTCTTCTGCTACATCCTGCGAGAGCTCAGGTTGGCGGAGATGCCGACCAAGCAGCAGCTAAGGATTTGCGACTGGCAGGAAAACGGTCCATCCCGTCAGATCACGGTGGGATTTCGTGGTGTAGCAAAGAGCACGATTGCCGCTGCTAGGGCGTTGCATCGGCTGCGGATTGATCCGTTCAACGAGAAGGTGCTAATCCCGGGATCGACAGCAGAGAAAGCGCTGGAGATCACCACGTTCATGGCGCGCTGCATCCGCGACATTGACATCCTTCGGTGCCTGGAGCCAAGAAATGACGGCCGCAGTAGTACCAGGGCGTTTGACGTGGGCCCTGCCGTTGTGGATCAAAGCCCGAGCGTCAGGGCAGTTGGCATCCTGTCGCCGTCCCTGACCGGAAAACGCTGCACAATCGCCATCCCGGATGACATCGAGACCCTGAACAACTCGATCACGCCGCTGAAACAGGAGCGCTTGGCCGCGGCCGTGACCGAATTGGAGGCGATCCTCAAGCCGGACGAGGGCCAGGAGCTGCCGCGGATGATTCAGTTCCTGGGTACGCCTCACCTGGAGACGTCGCTGTACCTGCGGCTGGTGCGTGAGCGCAATTATTCGATCCGCTACTGGCCGGCGCGCTACCCGGACCCCACCGATGCGGACCAGTGGGATTGCTATGAGGGGCATATCGACCCGGTCATGGCCGCCGAGGTGGAGGAAGACCCGTCTCTAGTGGGTACGCCGACCGATCCTGAGCGTTTTGGCCACGAAGAGCTGCTGAACCGCGAGATGCGGATGACCAGGGCGTCGGTGCAGCTGCAGTTTCAACTGAACTGCCGGCTGTCGACCTTGGATCGCTACCCCGTGCGACTGGGTGATCTGATCGTGATGCCCCTCGATGGCAAGGCACTGCCCGAAGTGGTGGCATGGTCTTCCGGCACGGAGTACCGAATCCAGTCGATTCCCTGCGTGGGCCTTGGCGCCGATCGCTTTTACCACTCGCCCGCGTTGATCCAGGGCTGGGTGCCACAGGAGGAGACATGGCGGTGCGTGCTGGCGGTTGACCCGTCCGGCCGCGGTAGCGATGAGCTGGCCTGGGCTGTGGTGGCGGAGCTCAATGGCAACCTGTTTGTGCTCGAGAGCGGTGGCACCACCCGCGGCTACGAGGAGGAGGTGCTGGTGCATCTGGCGAATGTCGCCAAGCGCTGGAAGGTCAATGCCTGCATTCCGGAACCGAACTACGGCGACGGCATGTTCACCTCACTGCTCAAGCCCGTAATTGCGCGCGTGTGGCCCTGCACAGTGGAGGAGGCGCCACGCAGTGCTGGGCAAAAGGAACGGCGGATCGTTGATGTCCTAGGCCCACTCAGCCAGCAGCACAGGCTGGTGTTCAGTAGTGAGCTGATCCAGAAGGATTGGACCGGAGCCGAGCGCGATCCCGATACCGGCCACCAGCGCTCGTTAATGTATCAGCTCAGTCGCATCACGGCTGATCGCGGTTGCTTGAGCTTTTACGACCGCATCGACGCCTTGGCGATCGGCTGCAGCTACTTCGTTGATGCCGCCGCCCAGGACCAGCAGCGCGCTCAGCAGCAGCGCGCTGATGAAATTGACGACTGGAGCAGGCAGGCGTGGATGGATGAGACGGGAGCCAGCGTTGATGCGCTGGCCCTGGGGTTCCGTCCAATGGCGCGTAGCGCTGCCTATGGCGGTGTCAGGCGGCGCTAGGCGGCCGCAGCGGCACTACTTTCACCTTGTCCTCGAGCTCAGCAAAGTTGAGCTTCCCGGCCATGCGGGCGAGGTCTGCTGTGGGCGTATCAGGCATGGCCGCGGCCGTGATGCTGTTCTGCTTCAGCAGCTGCAGGGCCTCGCGGCGTGCGTTCTTGTCGCCATTGCGCAGGTCATCAAGGATTCCATGGGCGACTTCCGCATGGATCTCCTCCAGGATGTCTCGTAGATCGTTCTTGGCCACGGTTACATGGGTGGAGAGCTTTCTCCATGATGCCGATACAGGATGTGCAGTTCACTGATGAGCGGTGGCTGCAGTTTTGGGAGCACTACAAGGGGCTTCGGCATCAAAAAGATGCGGTCATCAAGCTCGGAAGGCATATCAAGGCCGCGGATCCTGGGCTGCTCAGCGAATCAGCCGAGTGGGTGGATGACTGGCGGGGCAGCAAGGCGGATTACGGGGCTGCGCTTGAGCTGATCAAGTCGTTTGAGGGCTGCCATCTGAGCGCCTACCCCGATCCATTGCACGGCTGGTCAGTGGCAACCATTGGTTATGGGACCACCCGCTACCCAGACGGCCGCCAGGTGCAGCGCGGAGACAAGATCACCGTGGTTGATGCGGCGGAGCTGCTCAGTCGTGAGGTGGATCGCATTGCAAGCAGCCTGAGCGAGACCGTGCCGCACTGGCAGGGGCTTAATCGGGGCCAGCAGTCTGCACTGATTAGCTTCGCTTACAACTTGGGCGCTGGTTTCGTTGGTGCCAGCGGCTTCACGACCATCACCAAGAAGCTGAAAGAGAGGGACTGGGATGGGGTGCCCGATGCCATGGAGCTTTATCGGAACCCAGGCACCAATGTGGAGGCCGGATTGCTGCGTCGTCGCCGCGCGGAAGGTGCGTTATGGCGCGGGCAGCAGGTTGCGGCGCCCAAACAGGCCGCATTGCTGAAGGTGGAATGGCAGAGCCAGCTCGATAACAAAAGTGGCGCGGGTTACAGGGAGTGTTTCTCCTCGAGCTGCGCGATGTTGGCCATGTTTTGGAGCAAGGTCGCCAATGACGATGCCTATAACAAGATCCGCGCACGTTTTGGCGATACCACGTCGGCTCAGGCCCAGCTGGCAGCGCTACGGGAGCTCGGCCTCAAGGCCGACTTCCACACCAATGGCGGCCCTGCGGCCCTGGAGGCCGAGGTCGACGCTGGCCGGCCAGTGGCAGTCGGGTGGCTGCATCAAGGGCCCGCCACGGCGCCCAAAGGCGGCGGTCACTGGACGGTAATCATCGGCTACACCGATGCCGCCTGGATTCACAACGACCCCAACGGCGAGGCGCTGCTGGTCCAGGGCGGCTACACCAAGAACACCAAGGGGGCTGGGATGGTTTACAGCCGCAAGAACTGGAATCCGCGCTGGATGCCAGGTGGCTCCGGCGGTTGGTATCTCACCTGTAAGCCATGAGAAGAGAGCGACTGCACCTTGGGCAAGGGACGACGATCGAAACTGGCCGAGACTGGAACGGGCGATTCTTCATCGCGTACACCAAGGGCGCCAGCGTGTTTCTTCGCTGCCCGATCGAAACCAGGCGGTGGCTGAAACTGCCGGCCAAGATCCCTTCGCGGGAAGCGTTTGACAGCTGGATTGCCTCGCTTGAGGCTGCCGATAGACAGCAGGCAGCTACTTAGCCTTACTGCCCTGCCAGGCCTCGCCTAGGTTCTCGGCTGCTTCCTGGGCAAACCAGCGTGCGATCGCTGTCTGCTGGTGCCACAAGGTGTTCAGTAACAGTGCTGTGTTGAGCAGGCCCTCGTGGTCGCCTGACTCGAACAGGTCAAGCAGTGTTCGCTTCGTGGCCTCCTGCCTGAACTGCAGCTCCTGGCCAACGACGAAGGGCTGCACGGTTACCTCTTGACCTTGGGGCTGATGATGCCGGCTACTACTTCGATCACCCGGTAGAACTTCACCAAAAGCCGGGTGTACTCGTTGAGCGCCTTGTTGTCTTTGGGGGTGGGCGTCATGTTGACGATCACCAGGGCCACGCCATGGATGGCAACGGCAAGGGCGACGTAATCAGCGAGGTGGTTCACGTTTGCCTCTCGATTTCTCGGAGTCTGGTTTCGTGGTCCTGCAGCATTGTCTGCACGCCCTCGAGGATCGTTGTGGTGCGCGACTCGAATCGCCCCAGGCCGTTGGCGATCTTCCAAAGCGCGGCTACACCAGAGCCGCTCAAGCCGATTAGGGCAATGATCGACGCTGGCTCCATTGGCGGCTGAGTTCCACCCCTGCAGAGTAACGGCCTGGCCGATGCTGTCCAAGCCATGCATAAATCTCCGGCCTGTGTTCAGGATTCCCGCGCCATAGCAGCCGGGCCACATGCCGCAGGCTGGCCGTGTCCTTGGCATGGCTGAGGTAGGCCATGGCCGTTTCCAGGCTGCAGCCAGTGGCCTTCCGTTTCAGGCGCTTCAGCGAGCGCTTGCGGATCAGCTTGTAGGTGCGCCAGTGGCGATAGCCAACCCAGTCCACGCCGTCATCCACCCAGCCCACACCGCTCTTGCTGTTGAGCTCCATGCCCAGCTCGCGCACCTTCTCATCCATTGCTCGGTGCGCAACGTGCGCCTGTTCCGCGGTCTCGAAGAGAGCGATCATGTCGTCGCAGTAGCGCAGGTAGGTGTCGAGCTTCAGCTCCCGCCGGGCGAAGTGATCGAGGGGGTTGAGTGCCATGTTGGCCATGATCTGGCTGGTGCTCGCACCGATGGGGATGCCACAGTCCCCACCGTTGACCGTGATGTAGCGCCACAGCAGCTCCAGGGTGCGCTTGCACTTGATGTGCCTCTGCATCTCAGCAAACAGCGCTTGATGGTTGATGCTGTAAAAGAACTTGCGGATGTCAAGACTCAAGTAATACTTCAGCCGACGATCCTTCAGATAGGCATGAAACTGCTGGCTGCAGCGATGGGTGCCGCGGCCAATCAGGCAGCTGTAGGTGTGAGCGATCAACCGCTCCTGCAGGGGCACACGCAGTACGTTGCAAACGGCGTGTTGCACGATGCGATCCTCCAGGAAAGGCGCCTGAATCAGCCGGGGCTTGGGATCCTTAATCCAGAACTCATAGTGCGGCCGCGGCTTGTAGCGCCCGTCCAGCAACTTCGCCTCGAGGTGAGACAGGTTGACCGCCAGGTTGCTCTCGTACTGGAGGATCAACCGCTTGGTTCCTTTGCCACTTCTGACTTCCCTCCAAGCCTCCAGCAGCGCGTCATAGCTGGCGATCTGGGGCCACAGGTTGCCGAGTTTGTGGGGCATGGCGAGACGGTCGCTTGAGCTACTGGAATCGCCGTCCCCGGCTATTGAGAGCCCGAAGGCTCAAGGACGAACTCCCTCCCTTCAACACGGCACGGAAGGTTCCCGTGAGAACCAACGCTGGGCGTGATTGTGTCGAAGTCGGACGGCACGCGCGCCATTGTTGTTGTTCGCGTTGCTGGATGTGTTGTTGAGATTCACGTTGAACACACCGGCATTGGCCGTGTTGTCCCAGTTGCCCCCAACATTCGGCAGCATGTCAGGAGTCCGCCCTGAGTTCAGAGCGTAGCCAGCCTCCTAGAAGCTTGCCCACTTCATCGAGCTTCTCGCAGGCAACGCGGTGTCGTCTGGGTTCGATGTACTTGGCCTCCACTGCCAGGTTGAGTAGCTGGCGGAGAAACTCGTGCTGCACATTGAAGCGTGTGAGATCGGTCTTCTTGTGCTGTTTCTTGTTGGCGGCAATGGCCAACTCCAAGCAGAGATAGCCGATCTCACGCATCTTGGCGCTGAGGACGTACTTCTCATACCGCGGCATGTTCCTTGTGAGAACGTCGAGGTAGAGGCAGAGGTCCTTGCAGCGCCGCTCGATGAGCCAATAGCGCTCCTGCCGCTTGTCCAGTCCTTCTGGAGGAGAAGGGGAGGCTGTCGCCTCCCCCACATGGCTGCTCACGCAGCCAGAAGGCGGACGGCACGCGCGCCAAAGAGGTAGTTCGCGTGGCTGGAGGGGCTGCCGAGAAGCACGAGGAACACACCGGCATCGGCCGTGCTGCCCCAGGAGCCCCCAACACGCGGCAGCAGGTCGTTGGGGCTAGAGCGGTACACGCCGTCACCACCAAAGATGTTGGTGCTGGTCTGTGTGCCGCTGGTGCCCAGCTCCCGGGGGATCAACGTCTCCGTCATCGCCCGCAGCGTGGCATCACCAAAGCTGCTGGAGGGGTGGAAGGTGCCGCCGCTGTGGGGCACTAGGTAGCTCCAGCCGGCGCTGCCGAACCAGATGCCGTCATCCGCTGCAGCACCGCTCTCAGCCGCCAGGGACAGCACGCCAGTGGCGCCTGTGATCGAGGCATTGCCCGTGGTGTTGGTCCACGCTGCGCTGCTGGGGAACAGGCGGAAACCGCCGTTGCCGCCGCCACTGTTGGTCAGGCCAGGGGCGCACTCCCACTGGTTGCCCTGAATGTCCACGATTCCGCTCAGCTGACCGTTGTGCGTGGTGTGCTCAACAGCAGAAGCTCCGCTGATTCGCGCAGCGCCTGTGAAAGCGCGACTGTTACGACCGGCATAGCCCGAGCCGTTGTGACCGGTCAGATCCGTGCGGGCGAACTGCAGGCTGGACTTGTTGACGTCGCTGCCGTTGTTGTTGTTGCCCTTGGGCGCATAGGGCGCCACATCCATCCAGGCCGCCTTGGTGGTGGCACCGGCGATTGGGGCACCGCCGCCATCGAGCAGGGCCTGGGCATGGGCCAGCGACAGGAAGGCGATCTGGCTGCGGATCCACAGCGGGCAGGGAGCAAAGTCCGCGCCGCGGGTCTTCACCAGGGCCCACACGCCACCGAGATTGTCGGCGGGGGTGCCAGCGGCACTGTTCAGGGCTGCGCTGTTGCACAGGCTGAAGGGACTGTTGAAGTCGGTACCGCCGTTGTCCTTGGTGGTAGGGCTGACGGGCCAGTGCAGAGGACGGGAGACTGCAATGCCGCCGGTGAGCGGGGTGCCGCCGGGGCCGCTGGTGTGGTTGGGGGAGCCAGAGCCATCGGGCTTGCCGTTGGAGATCTGGTACTTGTCCACAAACACGCCGATCAGGCTTGAGCCTGAGTCGGTAAAGGCCTGAGGCAGACGAGCATCGCCACTTTGCGTGTCACTGATCACCACCTTCGTGCCATAGAACGGCGCGTTGGTGTTGCCGGGTGCCTGTACGTCGATGTAGTGCGCCGGGATGAAGCACACGATCGAAGCGCTCGGCAGATGGATGTAGTTGCCGAAGTGAGGGTGCTCGCGCAGCGGGTCGTAAGTTCCGGCGCTCAGCGGAGCAAAGGTGGCAGGCAGTAGTTCAGGCGGGCAGCAGCCGATGCCGAAGCCGCTCATGCCGGCCAGGCCCACGGTGTACCGCCACTGATCGCGGTAGCCGTACCACTCGTTTTCGATGTTGAAGATCCCGGAGGGACCAACAATGCGCTCCTTAACGCGGAGCAATGGGGTGATGACAGTCATGGATCAGGCCTCGTTGAAAGGAGCGGGATAGAAAGTGACGGGACTGGGGAGCTGGTCCTTGGTGATCGCAGTCACTGGTTGACCACCAGCCCATGCGTCGATGTCATCACCAACTCCATGAGCACCGAAGTAATCGAAGCCGTCATGTGTGTTGGCATCAGGGTCAGCGTCACGCTGCAATGCCACCAAGGTGAAGGTGGGCTCAGCGCCGGGATCCTGCTCGGGCCACTGCACATTGGTGCCGGGCTCGGGATCAGCCTTGTAGAAACGAAAGTCCATGGTCATCACATGTGAGAGGCGGAGGTGGGGTCGATCACAGAGCGACCGCCATAGCTGCGATCACCAGGGCGACCGATGGGCAGTGTGTCTTGATCGAATTGCTGCAGTTTCTGCAGGCTGGGTTCGGCTACCGGCGCTGTAGCCGGAAACCCTGTGGACGGAAGTACGGCCATCAGCAGAAGCTCCCTGACGGAAGGTGAATAGGGTTGTAGGCATCAGCGCTCACGTAGTGAAACGCTGTACCTGGAGGCACCACCGGGCCAACGCCAAATGGCACTTGACCTGGTGTGCCAACAGAGAACGAACCGTTGCGATAAATCGCAGTCAGTTCATCCAGCAGCACCGAGCCGGTCGATCCCTCTGGGCCAACAGGTCCGATGGGTCCGGGGATAACAGGAACGAATGTTCCCTGGAATGGGTTAAAGGCGTAGGTAGCCATGATCAGCTCTTGGTGATGCTGGTGACGTTGTTGTTGGCGTCGTATGTCAGCGACAACGTGGTGACAACATTGCCCCCAGCGCCGCCTGCTCTGTAAGTGACGGTTGCCAAGTTCGACCCCGAGTAGGTCATCGACACATAGTCATGTTCGGGAATTGCAAATCCCGGGATGCTGTTCCCATAAGGTTGCGTGGCCATCAGCAGAAGCTCCCTGAAGCGTGGTGGATGGGGTAGTAATCGCTCTGGCTGATGCCAGAGAAAGCAGCGCCCGGCGATAGCACCGGGCCCACCCCGAATGGGATGGCGCCAGGGCGGCCAACACTGAAGGCAGCGTTGATAAGAATCTCCAAGGGCTCGAGCACCTGGATTGGGCTCTGCGGCACTGCCGCGGCCGTGGCGATCTGCACCGCTGCGTTGGCTGCCGCCGATGCAGAGTTGGCCGTGGTAGTCACTGCATTGGCTGCAGCGATTGCAGCGTTGGAAGCGGCAGTGGCTGATGCCGCTTCGGCTGTAGCGGCCACTGCTTCGGCTTGCGCAGCAGAGGCAGATGCCGCGGCCGCGGTGGCGTCGGCGCCGAACTGGGTGATCGCCGCATCGTTGCGGTCCTGCTGTTCCTGAACCACGTAGAGGTTCTGCAGGTCGGCGGTATCGAGATCGTCGGCGATCAGGTTGCTGCCGTCCTGCCAATCGACCAGACGCGTTTGATTGGGCGTTAGTCGGATGACGGCCAGCGTCTGACCGGACGCAGGCGCGGTGGCGCATTGCACCTGGTCATCGCTGGTCCAGTTGAAGCCGGCCCCCTCGGCCAGCTCACTGTCAAAGGTGCCGTCGACGATGTTGTAGTCGATGTACAGCTTGACGTGAGCTTTTAGTAGGTACGGGAACGGGACGCTGAAATCAACAGTCGCCCCGTTGCCCGGGTACTGGCGATACGAGAACGGGGTCGCAGGCACGGCATGACTACGGGGTTGTAGTCATTGTGGCGCCATTGAGGGCCTCGGCAAAGCGACGTAGCCCTTCCGTCTCCTGTTGCAAGCGGTTGCTTCGCATTGTGTTGCGTCGCTCTCGCCACTCAGCAGCAGCTGGGCTCTCGCTGGCGTTCAGGGCATCTCTCGTGATCAGTTCGTAGTAGCGCTTGGTGGCATTGATCAGGATCTGCGCAGCCTGTCCCCTGCGCTCGGCAGGCGGCATGTCTCTCTTCTTCAGGTCTGCAGTGGTTTGCGGGTTGCCCTCCATGGCGAGGTACACCGGATCATTGATCAGTGAGCGCAATGCCTCTCTAACGGTCTTGCCTTTGATGTGGCGCTCGAGGAATTGAGAGACAGGAAAGCTGATCGGCTTGTTGCTCTCGACCGTCATTCCGCTTGGTAGATCGACCGGATAGCGCAACGTGAAGGTGACCTTGGGTACGACGCCGGCAATCATTAGTCGAGCCGTGGGCGACATCTCTCCGACTGCAGCGGCATAGGTGTCGTTGTATTCCTTCTTCAGCTCGTCGCTCATGGCGACGCCCTCGAGGGTCCCCGTCATGAGGGCGCTGGGCGGCTTGAGCTGGTTCTGGGCGTCGAGCTCCGCGTAGAGCTTGGCGTCGGCCTCGGGCCATACCTGCGGGAAGAAGCGATCCTTGACCGCGTCGACCAGTCGCTGCCCCCAGGCCAGTTGCAGGTTGCTGCCCAGCCAGTCCTTCTCCTTGTAGGCGCCACCGAGCAGGCCGGTGAGGCCCAGAGTGCCGTAGGCCAGCTCACGCAACTGTCGCTCGATCTTCTCGAGGGGTTCTTCTCCTGCCCCCAGGAACCTCTCGTTGGCGCTGGGCGCGGTGCTGGTGAAGAAGCTGCGGCCGCTCATGCCGGTGAAGCGCTCAACATCGCGGACGGCGCCGATGCCAGGGAGCTGGCCCGAACCCAGGTAGCCGAGCACCCTGGTGGGCGACTTGCTTGGTTCCATGAACAGCTCCATCAGCTGGTTCACCTGGCCGAGCGCGGTCTGGCGCATCAGATGGCCGGTGAGCACCTGCATCACGCCGCCCAGGGCGTTGTACTGGTCGTACTTGGAATAGGCCCCCGTCACAAAGGTTTCCTTGACGTCCTTCCACAAGAAGAGGGTGTTCAGGATCGGGATGCCTCCCAGGAAGGGGATGCCCGCGACCGTGTTGGGGTTCTGCCCCTGGGCCTTAAGTCGAGTGAGCCACTCTTCGCGCTCGCGCGGGTCGATTGGGCCGTTGCCGATGATCAGCCCGGCCGCATCCAAAGCGCCGAAGCCGGCCAGCAGCATCGAAGAGACGGCCCAGGAGGCCTTGGCCCTGGCCACCTGCTCTGGGGTCGCGCTCTTCCCGAAGGCCGCATTGATCGGCACAGTGAGCCAGTCACTGGCCAGGCCGAAGTCCAGCAGCGTGCCCATGAAGGGGGACTGCACATAGGGGAAGGCCAGGTCGAAGAACCACTGCTTGCGGAGCTTTTGCAGCCCCTCGTAGACAGAGCCGGTGACGCCGTCTTCTGGGCGGTTCTGCATCCGCATTTCTTGCGAGAACCCTTCGGCCACCTGCGACTCGGGCGTGTCGAATGTCGGGGTGCCGTAGGTCTCGCCCAGCTTTTCATTGAGGATTCGCTCGGCGATCTCCTGGTCGGTGACATCGGTGCCAAGGGCGTATTCACGCCGATAGCTCTTGATGTTCTCCTCGGTTGGGGCTTGCTGGTAGAAGGCCTTGCGCAGCTCGCCCATCACCCACTCGTCGCGGTCCCGCTGAGTCATCAGTCCGAGCTGAGCTCCGTCGCGCCTGGCCCTGACCTCGAGGTCGTTCTTGATCTTGAACGTGTGGAAGAAGTAGCCGGAGACGTTGTCGACCCCGCTCATCATGCGAAAGCCCATGGTCGTGTTCTCCACGCCCATGCTCTCCAGCCAAATGCGCCAGCCGGCTTGGAGCTTGTTGCGGAAGATGCCGACGTTCTCGGGAATCGACAAGGGCCCTGAGTCCTTGCCGGTGCGATACGGCATGTCGAGCAGCTGCTGGATTTCGGCCTTGCGCTGCGCGTTGTCGCTGATCTGCCGGCCATAGGTGTCGGCGTTGCCGCCGAACGGCGCCTTGCCCTGATTGAACGCATCAAGGAACAGCTCGCGCGCGGACGCACGAGTCATGTCCATCCCGAACTTGACGCTGTCCCACGCCACTCCAAAGCCGTCCACCAGGTCGGCCCTGGTGGTCTTGGTCCCGAATGGTGTCAGCAGGCCAGTGTTCTCAAACGCCTGGCGCAGGGGCCCCAGGAACATCATCGCCATGTTGCTGCCCGCGTTCGTCTTGAACTGCGTCATGGTGTTGAGCAGCTGGCTGTCCTTGGCCAGTGCATTACCGCGGCGCATCAGGAGGTTGAACCACTCCTTGTCGCCTAGGCGGCTCTTGGGGTCGACGCCATCGAGCTGGGTGATCAGCTTGAGCTGCTCAACGGCTTCGGCCGCTTTCTCTGGGTTGACCTTGGCGTCGTCGATCGCCTCCACCACCCGGGCGAAGTGATCGTCCCTGACCAGCTCCTCGGCGGTCATTGTTAGGCCTGCCTCGAGCTCTTGCTGATCTGGCTGGAACAGGCGGCCATCGGCCAACTCCTCCGCCAGGTCGGTGTCCATCAGGCCGGGGTTGTCGATCGCTCCGCGGCGGGCATAGAGCGCCTGGCCGGTTCGGCGGCCAGCAAGGCTGTAGTGCCGCTCGGAAACCAGGGCCAGCTTCCACGCCTTGAAGGCTGAGCCCTTCAGCTCGTCGGGCACTTGGCCGCCACGGATGGCAGTGCTGATCTCGTCGAGCTTGTCGAGGTAGGACTCGCGGTAGCCCTCCTTGGCTACCCGCAGGCGAATCATCCGCTCGGGGATGGCATTGAACGCTGCTGCGTCGTTGGCCATCAGCGCCATCACCCGGTTCACGTCCAGGTTCAAGTCGCGGTAAGAGTCGACCACCAGCTGGGCAATGCGCTCCTGGCCGAGCTTCTCGGTGATGAAGGCGTAGTCCTGCGGGTTGAGCCGCCGGTTGCTGATGGTCAGTAGCTGGGCAACCTTTGCGTAATCCTCCGCCGTCTCGATGTCGTAGTTGGCCAGCAGCTGCTTGAAGTTGATGGGCTGGCCTTCGCCGATGTTGACCCGTGGCGTGGCCTCAAGTGCTTGCTCGATGTAGGCGTTGAACTGGTCGTTGTCGAGCAGGTCGGCCTGGCGACGAAGCTCGCCCTCGAGCACGTTGTCGGGAATGGTCGCCTCGCCGTCAGTCGTGTAGCCGCTGGCCTTGATGCGGTTGAGTCGATCTTCGATTTGGCGCTTCTGCTGCTGCAGGCGCTGAATCTCTTGAAAAGCGTCTTCGCAGTTGGACATGATCAGCAGCCCTCCATGGCGGCGCGTTGTTTCACCGCTTCGATGCGGTTATTGAGGTCGGTCAGCCTGGCCTCGGCAAGTTGGGCGCCCTCCGCCAGCGCCTTCCCAGGTCGGCCTTCGATTGCCTCTCTGACAGCTGCTCGTGACAAGCCGCGAGGGAATCCTGTCTTGGGGTCCGCGTCGCCAAGCGCCTGGTTCAGCTCGTCGACAAGGCGCCCCTCGCTGAGCATCGACGACATCGTGCTGCCGCCAGCCCCCACTGGTCGCCCGTCCCAACTTGCACGCCTCCAGCCGAGCTCGCCGGGACTGGATTCCATCCGCTCAAAGCCTGCGCCTGGCTGTTCGAACGCAAACTGTTCGGCGCCTAGAGCTCCACTTCGTGCTCTTTCGAAGATGCCCCGCGTGGAATCAAACGTGCCGTTTGCAACCAGGTTATAAAGCTTCTCAAAAACGTCAAAAATGCGGTCGAAGGCAGAGATGACCGTGGCGACTGCTTTCGTGGGGCCGTCCGCGTCAAGCTCGTATCCGCCGAGCATTGCGCGGACTGGGTCCTGTCCGTTCCGTCGCGCCCACGCATACCGCTGAAAGGCGACTGCCTGTGATTCAGCGTAAGCAATCGGGGCGCCGGACTTCGCGCCGGTGACGTGGTTGGAGCCAATGGCCACCTTTGCGCGGGCCCAGGCGTTGTCGAGAACCTTGGCCTCTTCGGGGCCAATCGACAGATACTGCAGCCGATGGAACGCCTCGTGATAAGCGGTTGGCATGATCTCGGCATCGGATGCCGCCCGAGTGACTCCGTTGACCTGAATCAGGTCTTCGGTCAGTCGGTAGAAGCCCTTGCGCATCCCTTTCTTTTTGCCGTCGCCACCCCAGGCGGACTTGAGTGTGACGATCTCGTATTCGTCCTGAAGGCGAATTGCGACGTCGTCGCCCGCCACCTCGCGGACGATCTGCGTGAGCTGCTCACGCCGCAGCGCGGAGGCCTCTGGGGACAGTCCGGGCAGCGAGGTGTCGAGGAGATCCCATCCGCTCATGGAGTCCAGTTCGCCGAGATCCATCGCCTGGTCCGGCACCTGCAGCTTCATGCCCTTCTGCGGCGCGGCGGCGGAGCCGGTCTGCTCACTCGCCAGGTCCTTGATCGCCCTATTGACCTTGGCTCCGTGCGTGCGGATCGCTTGAACGCTGTAGCCCGCCTCCTTAAGCGCAGCGACCAGGCGGTCCTCGCCCTTGGATTTCTTGCTGACGTCGCGCAGCATGTACGCCGCGCGGTCCAGGTCCGAATCAAACGCCAGCTGGGCCATGCCGTAGCGGGGCGCCGATTTCGACAGATCCGCAGGGAAGCTGAAGCCGGCGGGGGCGGTGAGGCCGCGCCCAGTCATTCCCTCAAGCTGCTTGCGGAGCTTGGCCGCATGAGCCCGCAGGTCGGCAGCGAACTCAGCTCGGCCGCTCGCCTCGGCCGCGGGGATGCGCGACTGCTCGGTGTCGCGGATCTGGCTCTCGAGTGCGGCAATTTCCTCTGCTCGCCTTCTTGCAGCGGCTGAGCCCGGAGGCGGACCCGCGAAACCGTCCACCGCTCCCGCCGCCTTCTTCTCGTCAAAGGTGAGCAGGTCGTAGCCCTCGGCTTCACGGGCGGCCTTCTCGGCCTCCTGGGCCATGGCGTCGTCGATAGCCTTCTGAGCGGCGCGCAGGTCCAGCTCGTCGGCCATGGCCTGCACCACGTCGTCGCTGATGGTGTTCTCGGCCAGATCGCGCTGCACCTTCATCAGGTCAACGCCCGAGTCGATGGGCAGCTCGGGGATCGGCGTCTCCGGTGGCCGCACCTCGCCGTTCTGGATGGCGCGCTGAATGGCGAGCATCTCCATCGCCTGGCGGTCATCGGGCAGCAGTTCGTCCAGTTGCTGCGGGGCCTGGGCCAGCAGGTCTTCCTGCACCACGTCGGCGCGAACCACGGCTTCTTCGCCCATCAGATCGCCCAGCTGGCCCACTAGGCGGTTCTTGATCTGCTTGGCCACGGCGCCTTTGTTCTCGCCGGCCGCCACCCGTGCGCCGCCCTCGTTGAGCAGATCGCGGATCGGGCCGGTTTCCATCCAGGTGCGCTGGAAGAACTCGATCGCCCGGGCGTTGGCATCGGCAACGGCCTGGGCGCTGGCCTTGTCGATACGGCTGCCCTTGGCCTCCAGCGCTGCGCTGTTGGCGTCGGCCATGGTGAACAGCCGCTTCTCGCGCTTCAGCAGCGATCCGACCTCATCGGCCAGATCGGCGACGGCGATCATCTGCTTGTTGAAAGTCTGATCCCAGTCGGTGCCAGACAGCAGGTCGGTCTGCTCGCCAATGCCGCCGGCCTGGGCCTCGCCCGTCATCTGCCGGCTCATCTCGAGCATGTTCCGCAGGCGGCCTTCGGTGACGCCCTGGTTCTCCACCAGGTAGCGATAGGCGCCGCGCATCGACTCTTCGCTCGCTCCGCTGCCGCCGATGATTCGACCCATCCGCTCCTTGATCTGGCCGCTTTCGACAGCCCGCAGGATGTCGTCAGGCAGCTGGCTCAGCTGGAAGCCGGACAGACCGTGACCTGAATCCGGGGATAGAGGCACGCCCATGGCCTCGAGCTGGGCGGGGTCAGTGACGCCTGCGCCCCTCATGAACCAGGCCGCGTCAATCGGGCGGCCGCCGCCGCTGGCGATATTGCTCAGCGCTCCTGCGGTCTTTGCCTGTTCTGGCGACTCGGCAATCAGCTCCTTGACCGCAAGGGTGGGGATACCGAGCTCCTTGGCCTTGGCGAAGCGGTTGTGGCCGTTGACCACGTAGTAGTTGCCGTCGGCCGGGTCTTGCCAGACCTCGACCACGCCTTCCATGTCGGTGTTCCAGCGGTCGACGCCCTCGAGGGAGGAGCCACGCTGCACACCCCTGGCGTCAGTGCCGCCTTTGTACTGGAAGCGCTCTGGGTCGACCTTGAGGTCGCCAGTGCTCACAATCTGCTGACCAGGCAGCAGTCGGTTGGGGATGATCGTGACGCCCTCGTTGGCCGCGGCCTGCAGGGTGTCGACCGCATCGGCGGGGGTGAGCTCCTCCCACTGTTTGCCGAACATCGCCTGGGCGCGCTCAGCCAGTACTGGGTTCACTTCCGGGTGGAGAACGTTCAGCAGCTGCTGCGGATCCTTCTGTCCAATGCGCTGCCACTGCTGCGCGAAGGGCGTGATCGGAGCGGCCAGGCGATCGGTTGGTGCCGCGTTGAGCTCAGCGCTGAGGGCTGGGTCGGGCTCAAGCGGCTGGCGCATGGCCATCTGCTCGTCGAGCGTGTTCAGCACCGGGCCGCCGCTGCGCACGGCATCAAGCAGCTCGGCGTCGGAGGCGTTCTTGATCTGGCTCAGCGCCACATCGGCCTCGGGTAGCTCCGGGTCGTAGTCGATGGCCCATGGGTCTAAGGCCGGATCAGCGGTCGGCAGCTCGCCATCCATGACGGCACCACCAGGCTCCATCGCCTGGCTGGGCACCTCAGGTGCAGCCGCCGGTTCCGCCTCGGGCTCCGGCGTCTTGATCCCGTATTTCTCTTCCAGGGCGGCGTTGGCCTCGCGCAGGCTCGTGCCGGCGATTCCGTCCTCAGTGAAGGCGGCGGCGCCTGTTTCGGGGTCAGCCTGCGTGAGGCCCGCGGTTTCCAGTTCGGCCCGGGGTTGCGCCACGGTCTGCTGCACCACGCGCTGCCCGCGGCGAGCGCGGTTGATGCCCATGAACATCGCGCCCAGGCCGCTACCGAACGCCACGTTGGGAATGAAGGCCGCGCCGGCTGCGTCAGGGAACGCCATGCCGGGCTTGACCGGGTCAATCTTGGTGCCGAGCACCATGTCCACCAGGCCGGCAGCGCTGCCGCCGGTGGCCGTGTAGTCGAGAGGGGCGGTAACGGCTTCGCTGGCTGCGGCGTCAAACGCAATACGGGCTAGGCCTCCAGAGAGCGTCTGGGCCTTGGTCGGGTCCATGGCATTGGCCAGGGTCTGCGCTGCCGGGCCGACAAAGCGCACACCACTCAATGCCTTCAGGCCGAGCTGCAGACCCACGCCACCGGCGACGCCAAGCACCAGGGCGCTGCGCATGTCGTCGGCCCCTTTCTGGTCGGCCGTCATCTGTGATGGCGGGGTCTCGCCAGCCGTGCGGTAGACGTGATCGACCACCCGGTCGACAGCGCGGCCTGTGGGACTGGTGGTGTAGTCGGTCTGCTTGCGGCCTTGTGCTCGCTGCTTCCATTCGATGCCGGCGCGCACGGCATTGGCCGTGGCCTGAGTTCCGCCAACGGTCCCCTGCGAGAAGGCGATGCCGGCCACCGTGCCGCGCATCGTGGCCCTCGAGGCTCGCTCCACGCTTTTGAGCGGATCAGTGACAAGCTGCCGGGCTTCGTAGCGCAGGTCGTTGGCCAGCTTGTTCAGCGAAAATCCGCCCGGGCCAACGCCCCACCAAGGGGTGGCCTTTGGCCTGGGCTTTGGTTTTGGCCTGGGGGCAGGCGGGCGCTCGGGCGCAACCGGCTGACCGAAGCCCAGCGCGCCCTTGGGGACGACTTTCCCAGTGCGGGGATCGGTGATGTACTCGATGGGCATGGGTCAGTTCCTCCCCAGGTAGCGGTTGAGAATGTCGACGGTGTATTCAGAGATCGATGGATAACGTCGACCGTTGGAATACTGAGGTCGGGTGTTGTTGTAGAGATCGCCCTGGCCGCTGTACCAAATAGACGCGGTCCGGCGGATGGCGGTCTCCATGCCGTATCCGGCCTTCAGTTGCTGCTGAAGGATCTCGTTGATCTGGCCATTCACAACGGATAGCTGGGCTTCTTTGTTGGCCAGGAATTGCCTGGGTGTCAGGCGCTTGCCGTAGTGGCGCTGCGTCCACGGCCCCACGTTCTCTGGCATCACCTGCCCCAGGCCAAGCGCGCCGGAGTCGGGGTTGACTGCGCTGAAGTTGCCGCCGCTCTCCTTGCCGATGATTGCTTGGCGAAGACGGTTGATGTCCACGGGGCCTGACGCCCTAGCGACCGTGGAGCGCCCAGCGGAGAAGCCCTGCATCGAGCCCGCATAGGCAGGAGCCGTGCCAGTGAGCGCATCGACCACCCAGCGGCCAGCGGCAGCCAGGGGCGACCCAGATGCCCGGTAACTGGCGGCTACCTGCTGGGAATAGCTCTGCGTGGCCCTGGACTGCTGGCCACTGCGGCCAAGCGTCGCGCGCTGAGCTGGGCTCAACTTGATGTCATTGGGGTAGAACTCGGCCTGCTGAAGCAGGAACTGCTGCGGGCTGGTGCCAGCCGCTTTCGCCGCGCGCGAGAGCGGGGCCGGCATCCCTTGGCCGTTGAGCGCCATCGGAAGCAAGCGGGCGACCTCGCTGGCGCTGAGCACGGCCTCGCCGCGGTAGTTCTGCAGCCGCTGCTCGCGGTTGGGCATGGTGTCCAACTGGGCCACCGCAAAGGTCGGAGCGGCCTGAGCTCGGCGGCCTGGTGGCGGCTTGGGCGCCTGCTGTTCAGCGGCCGGCCGGGTCGTTCCGTAGGGCACGGCACTGGGTTGGTCGTTGGCACCCGGGAACAGCGTCTTCCACGTCTGCGGAGCGTTCTTCTCGAAGCCAACGAGGGTGCTGTCGATCACCTGCTGCGCTTCGGCGGGCGTCAGGTCGCGGTCCAGCTGGGCGCGCTTGGCGTCGATCGCGGTGTAGATCGCTTGGCGGAACGCGGCCTGCTGCTTCGCCACAGAAGCAGCGGCATTGGCGTCCCCCACCGCCATCATCTCTTCGATGTTGCGGGCCCCGCGGATCGCAGCCGTAACCGGATCTGGGTACGCGGCTTCAATGTTGGCCTTGATCTGCCGGGTGATGGAGCCCGAGATCATGCCCTCGGGCATCGACGCCTTCTGGGTCTCCTTGCGCCGGCGCATCTCCATGTAGCGAGAGCGGAACTCGCCGTGCTTGGAGGGGTCGATGTTGCGTAGCTCAGCTTCAAACAGCTGGTCGTAGAGCTTGGGATCCCAGTCCTTGCCGTATGCAGCCTCAGCTGTCTGGAGGAAGAGCTCGGCAGCGTCATCGCGGAAGCCGCGGCTTGTGATCGCCTCGGTGACGTTGGTGGTGCTCTGCTCGATCTTGAGCTTCTCTGACAGCGGCAGGCCTTGGAACTCCTTCCGAAGCGCGTTCAACGCCTGGGCCTTCTCGGGGCCATCTGGCAGGCCAAGCGTCGCCTGGGCCACGGCGTCGGCGTACTGCTGGCCGACCGCTTCCTGTTCGGCCTTCATGGCCCTGAATCGCATCTGATCGGTCTTATCTGTCGCCTCGAGGATCTCCAGCGCATACATCTGCTGGGCCGTGGGGCGGTAGCCGTTGGAGTCCGGCGGGCCGACGAGGATCGCGCCGATCACGGCCCGCGCCTCTTTGTCGATCACGCCTGTCTGGGGATCGATGGCCATAGAAATGGCGTTCTTGATCGCCCTCTCTTTCATCTCCTGGCCCTTGCCCGGGATGCCGAAGCGGCGGGCCTCGCCATCGAGGTAGCTGGTTTCGTTGGCCACGATCGTGCTCAGCGGCACGCCGTTGGCCATGGCCTGCTTCACCCGGCCGTAGATGGTGGCCGCCGCAATCCGCGGCACCGTCTCATCCAGGTAGTTGTTGTGATCGTCGATCTGGTCCTGGGTGATCTTGTCCCACTCGCGGTTCATCCGCGGCAGGACGTAATCCATGAAGCCAGGCGTGAACTGATCAAGCCCGAACTTCTGCGTCACCTGAGCGATTGCCCCGGCCTTTACCGCGTTGATTTGTGGATCGGTCGGGTCCAGCAAGGCCAGATCCGCGCGGCGCTGATTGAACTCCCGCCGCATGATCATCGGCATCTCCTGCGCCGCCAGCTGGCTGAGCTGGTTCTGGCGACCGGCGGTGCGGAACGGGTTAGCCCGGTCCATCAGCAGGCCAGCCATCGGGTCTTGCCGTGCCAGGTCGCGGTTCTCAGCGGCGTATTCGTCCGCCGAGACCATCAGTTGACTGTTGGCCTGGCTGTAGGCCTTTAACGCTTCGTTTTGGCCTTGCCTGTATTCATTGGACGCATACAGCTGAGCGCCGTAATTCATCAGCCGCGTCAGGTTCTGGCTGAAGGGCGCCAGGGCGCGGGCCAGTTGCTCGCCCTGATCAAAGCCGCCGACGTTCGGGCGGGCAGCGGTCTGCACCAGCCCGATCCGATCGCTGTTCAGCTGCATCATTTGGGCCTGCGCGGGCCTGGCCGCCTGAATCAGCCCTGGCTGCACAAAGCTCGAGACAGGCCGTGCGGTGGGTTGGATCTGTCCGAGAGGGAGTTGTTCGCGTGCCATGGGTCGTCAGCCTCCTAGTGCTCCAGCGCCGGACAAGCCCGGCAGGTCGGGTACTCCTCCAACACCGAAAGAGCCTCCCGGCTTCCCGCTGCTGGTGAACTGCTGCAGGCCCTGCCAAACGCTGAGGCCCGTGTTGATGCCGCCCATCACGGCATTGCCGACGCCAAGGCCGGCCGCCATCTGACTGGGGCCAGCCCCGGTCATCGACGGCGGCTGCGGCATCACCAGCGTTGGCAGCGGCGCGAACGGCCGGATCGGATCCTGGTAAGGCTGCGGCTTGTAGAACTGCTGGCTGTTGTATTTGCTCAGGTAGCCGGCCACCAGGCCCGCCTGCTCGCGCGTGTACTGGCGCTCGCGGAAGTTCTGGTTGATCTGCTGCAGCGCGCGGAAGTCGCCAAGCTGCCGGTCGTAGTCATTGACCAGTCGGTCAACACTGGCGCCCTCCATCCCGGCAGCCACCACCTGGGCCTGGGCCTTCATCGCCTGGTGGGCGTATTGATAGGCGGAGACCGCGTCCTGCGATGCCTGCTCGCGGATGCCCTCGCTCAGCGCCTGGGCCTGCAGCGCGAAGTCGGACATCGCCGACGTGCGCGTGCGTCGCACCACCACGGCCTGCTCGTAGGCCTTGGTGAGCTCATAGTTCCGCAGCTGATTGACGTAGCTGAGGTTCTGGTTGTAGTTGACCAGCTCCGCCCAGTAGCGGTACTTGCCCTGGGTATTGGCGATGCGGGCATTGATCTTGGAAGACCAGCGCGCGTACTTGTCGCTGACCTTCTGGAACTTCAGCGCGTCTTTGTATTGCTGCTGTGCGGCGGCGTTCTGTGCAGAAGCACCGGCAATCCCCATGCCGGTATTGACCGCCGCCATGCCAAGCGAAATGGCCGTTACTGGATCCATCAGCTCGCCTCCCTGAAGAAATAACGGAACAGCTGGGCGTAGGGCCCATGCGGTTCAGCTGGGTAGACCGTGAAGTCCATAAACCGCAGCCACGCCACCGACTGCGTGTTGGCTGCAAACACGTAGTTGTGCAGCAACCGCCAGTCATCGAGCAGTGAATCCACCCATTCCCGGCCGTGGCGCACCAGCTGGATCCGGTGACTCTTGGTGGCCAGCAGCTGATCGGTGCCCAGCATCCAGATCTGACCGGCGCCGGCGTCAGGGCAAACGCCGCAGGCGCCCACCAGCTGGCCGTCATCACCTTCAATTCCGAAGCGCACCGTGCTGGCGCTCCAGCTCTGCAGTACTGCCTCCCTGGCCCCAAGGCCATGGCTGGCTTGCGCCTCGCGGCGATCGGTGGCGCGCAGGAGGCTCGCCATCTCGCTCAGTTGATCGATGTCGGGGTTGGTGAATCTCATTGCATTGACTTGGCCTTGCCGGTAATGAGTCCCACCCATTCGCAAGTGCTGAACTTGCAGGGCAGGGCCGAAGCGTTGTGAAGCTCGACCACCGCGTTCTCTCCCTTAGAAAGAACCGGGATGGTGAACACCCCTTCCTGGTAACGCCTGTTCTCCACTGCCGCGTCGTAGTTCCAGGCGTCTTCGCCCACGACGCTGTTTCTGCTGCCAAGCAGGATCCCGCTGTACTTGTAGACGGCAGTGCTGCGGCGCTCGGCCATCACATGGGCCTCGAAGTAGCCCGTCTCGTGATAACGAATCAGCGCCTTGCGCACCTGCGTCCTCAGGCTGTTGGCAGCGGTCTTTCCGCCGCCGATCTCTCGCAGAGCCTTGAATCGCGTGAAGCGGTAGTGGAAGTCATAGGCCTCGCCAAAGAAGACGTCCTTGGCGCTCCAGTCGCCGCGCGCCGTAATCGACGTGCCGGAGACGGCCTGGCCAAGCAGCACGCCGCCGTTAGCGCTTGAGAATCCGCTCCATGCCTGAGTCGTGGCCTTGATCGCGTAGGGCAGGGTCCAGGTCGTGATGCCCGTGGTGGCGTTGTAGGAACCGGCCGCCACGCGAATCGCCGCAGGAGTGTCCGCAGTGGTGGACACCCAGCGATCCAGCAGCAGCGGCGTCGGCTTCGTGGCGCTCTCCGCGGTCTGATCCGCGATCGGTAGGCGCTCGAGCCATACCTCCGTGCCGTACTGAACCAGCAGGTAAAGCACCTCCTGGATCGCCAGCACCTGAAGGATCTTGTCTGCGCCGTTGAGCGTCCAATGACTCCAGCTGTTCTGGATGCGCTCGATGCCTGAGCTGGTTGTTCGCAGGAAAAACTTCTGCGCGTAGATCCGATTGAGGTAGCCGCTGCGATCGCTGATCGCGTACCAGCTGTTGCTGGTGTCGTCGGCCGTGACGCGAAAGACCCCGCCGGGCACATAGGCCGACACCTGCTGGGTGAGCTCGACCGCATCGGCCGTGATCGACGTGCCGTTGCCGCGGATGCTGAACTCGCGGAACTTGGTCCAGTCGCCAGCCACCTGGGCGAACACGATGCCGTTGCCGATCTGAATCGGGCGGCAGCGCGTGTCGATCTCAAATTGGGTGAGGGTTGTCAGCTGCGCCGTGGCCGACGTCAGTGACGTGTCATTGCTGGACAGTCGGAACTGCGTCTGGTCAGAGAACAGGATGAGCTCGTCCTGGAAGGGCACCGCATACCGGAGCACGCTCACCCGGGTGCCGCTGGCCCTGATGTCGATCGGATCGCTGGCCAGCGTTGTGGTCACCGTCTCCGGGAAAAAGTCGAAGAACTCCCCGGGCCGACTGAGCACCACGGCCTCATCCGCCAGGATCCCCAGCCGGTTTTTGAAGACGAAGATGTCTTGGATGCCCTTGCCGATAAAACTGGGATCCGGGGCCGTGTTGTAGTCGCCGCAGGTGCGGTCGCCCCACTTCCGCAGCGCCACGCCAGTGGCGATCGTCGAGCCATCCATTGACCCGAAGTGGAAGGTGCCATCGGGCTTGCGCACCAGGACATGCGGCATGGTGCCGGCCTTGATGCGGTACTCCGCGCCGGGTGCCACGGTCTCGTTCCAGGCGCCCTCGCCAAAGGTGCCCTGGCCGGCGCGGGGCTTGAACTCGACGAAGTAGCCGTCCCACTTATTGCCAGGGTCTCCGGTCACCTCAACCTGATACCCCTCAGGCGCGATGGTCGGCAGCTCGGTGAAGGCCTGGACGCTGTTGGTGATCGCCGTGATGTCGGCGTTGGCCCGGGCGTCCGTAGCCTTGATTGTCATTGCGCTGCTGCTCTTGAGGTGCAGCACAGAACCGGAGCGGTCGATCGTTACGCCGCTCACCCCCGACAGGCCGGTCTTGATGTTCTCGGCGATTTCGGCGGCGCTGATCTTCACCTCGGTCACGGTGGAGCCAGCCACGATCACGGCCGCCGTTGCAGTGGTCACGTCGACCGTTGTGCCGTTCAGGGTGACGGTGTATTTCTGCCCGTAGTTGGCGGCCTTCACCCACACCAGCGCTTCATGCGTGGCAGGCCTGGCGGTCTGCGGCGCCAGCAGCGTGCCGTCCATGTCGGGCAACGCTTTGACGTTGGAGATGAACGTGTAGTCGCCAATCGACACCGCGCGGATATCGCTCTTGGCGTTCACCACTGACGCCAGGTACGCATAGGCTCCGGCCGCAGCTGTCACCGTGTACTCGGCGCCCACCAGATCGAACACCCGGATAGCGGTTTTGCTGATCACCACCAGGTACTTCTCGTTGCTGTCCCGCAGCACCGAGTGAACGAAGACGTCCCCTAAGTCCGTGCTACTGATCTTGGCCAGCGACTGGGTGGGCTCTCGCTTTCGCAGCCCCTCCGAGATCGAGGAGTAGCCGTTGATCTGCACCTCGCCCTGCGTTGGATCGCGCTGCGCATCAGGCTGCTGGCTGATGCCTTGAAAGAGGTTGGGGACCGTGTAGGAGAAAAGCTCAGCCAACGAGATACCCTCCCCCTGGGCCACGCAGCAGGCCGTAGCCAGGGCTGTAGGTCGGGAAGGGCCGCAGGCCGTGGCCGTCGGTTAGCAGGTTGTAGTGCTCGTTCTCGGCCTCCATTCGCAACAGCTCGTTCAGGGCCGCTTGCTCGTCGACAGAGGTGAACTTGAACAGGGCGTCGGAGCTCAGCACGCGATCGCTGAACACCCGGGCCGAGCGCACCGTGATCCAGCGGTTGAATGGCTCCGGGCAGTCGTCCCAGGGCAGCAGGAACACCACGTCAGCCTTGACCTCTGCGATGTCGCTGGCCAGGACTGAACTGCGCTTCTCGCGGTCGTAAACCTTCTGACCTCGCAGCTGGAAGCGGCCAGCCCACTGGTATGGATCAGGGGACCAGCGCACCACGCTGGCCGGGACCGTAATCGTGTTGGTCGTCAGATCCTTGGTGAAGGGGTAGGCGGCCTCGCTGTTCCAGGCCCATCCGCGGCTCTGCCCCTCCTTGTGAAACTCCAGCAAGGTGCGTTCAGCGATCCGCGCCTCTGCCACCTGTTCGTTCTCGAGCGTTTCCACCGGCGACTCGCCGATGTTCTCAAGCAAGACATTCACTGCCTCCAGCAGAGTGGTCCGCCCTGGCGTCTGCGACTGGTTGGCGGTGCCCATTTTCTCTACGGGGCTGCAGCCCTAATCGTACGAGGCGCACAAAAAAGGGGCCAGCTGGCGCCGGCCCCCGTTGCACATTCAGTCGAGATCCTAGGGAACCACGATCTTGTAAGCGGCCTCAGCGCGCAAGACGCCCATGCCGATGGCTTGGCGGGCCACCATGAGGGTTGCCTGCATCTGGACATTCCAGTCGCCGCTGGTGATCTGCAGCGAGGGGCTCATCAGAGTCACTACACCGGCGGCTTCCTTGTTGAAGATCAGGCCGCGGCACTTGGACAGGTTCTGCGCATAGTCGCTGTTCTTGTCGCCAGTGACGTTGGTGTACGCCGCCTGCGTGATGTGGTTGGACATCATGATGGGGATGCCGGCCACCTGCAGGGTCTTGCCGCTGGCGATGGTGCCGTTGCCGCCACCGCCGCCGTTGAAATCGGCATTGATCGCTCTCGAGCTCTGGGTGATGTAGTAGTACTCCTCGGGGGAGAACACTGCATACATCCCGTCGACGGGCACGTCCTTCTGGTCGAAGTTGACGCGCGCAGCAAAGATCGCATCGACGAGCTCGTCGCCCTTGGCCTGGTTGGTGGCAGCGGCGTAGCCAGCAGAAAGGGTTTTGCCAGCGCCGATGCGGCCGGCGTTGCCGGCTTTGCCCAGGGGTTCAGTGACGTTGGAGGCGGCAGCGAACAGGATGCGGGCCACGCGTTTGTCGTACTCGTAGGCCAGGGCCCGGCCCAGCTCGGTGGTGTAGATCTGGCGGACGTCGTAGTAGGCCATCAGCTCGTCGATCTCCGCCACGGCGGCATCGGCGATCATCAGGCCATCGAGCTCGATCAGGCGCTCGTTGATGTCCGAAGGGTTGTTACCTTCACCCAGAATTGGCACGCCGGGCGAGTGGTATCGCGCCGACATTTTTCCGGTGATAGGAAAGGCGACACTCTTCCCACCTTTGATATTGCGCTCGCGGGTTTTGCCCTTGAACACGGTGGTGCGCTCGAACGCGTCAAGAACCTCAGCGGCTCCAAGCTTTAAGAAGAGGGCACGGTCGTCGCCCGTGCCTTTGATTTGACCAAGCCGCTGAAGCGCGGCATCGGGAGGGGTAGCCATGGTGTTTCACAGAAGAAGTTGAAAGGCCACTTCTTCCCCTCTGCACCGGGTTATCTCCCTAGGGAGGCCCGTTCAGTTCCAGGGGCGTAGAGATCGCCTGAACTGAATGTACCTAAAAAACATCTGAGGCATCCAGCATTCGAATCACTTGCGCCCGGTAGGCCTCGTCAACGTCGTACAAGCGTTGACCCTTGCCGTTGAGCTTGTTCATCGCCTCGAGCACCTGAGCCTTCGACTCAAACGTCTTGCCGCCGGC